GATCATCGGGAGACCGTTCTGCCGCCTCCGCAAAAGGGAAAAACTCAATAGCCGTTTGTTGCGGGCTTAATTGTAAGGCGAGGGGTGCTCTTGGTAATGCCATTATTCTACAATACAAAAAAGAGGAAGGCAAAGTTATACCGGTTATGGGGATTATTGGAAAAAAGGGACTAAAAGAAAACACCTTCTATAAGTTGAATAATAAAGGTAAATTTGTGGCAATATAATTCCAAATTACAGACACGCAGAAACAGAAGAAAGATTAAGAAGGAAGATAGATAGATGACAAAAATTAGTGCACCTTTCCCTTATTTTTATATTGACAACCACTTCTCTTATTTGTATGTATGATTATGAATAAAAACACATTAAAAAGATTTTGGAGTAAGGTTCATAAAACCAACAATTGTTGGATATGGACGGGCAGTAAAAGGAATAAGGGGTATGGAGCTTTTGTGTGGACAGGTGAGGATGGTGAAATAATACAAGGAAGGGCACATAGGTTCTCCTATGAAATAATGTTTGGGAAAATTCCTAAAGGCCTTTGTGTTTTACATAAATGCGACAACCCCGCATGTGTTAACCCAAACCATCTATTTTTAGGTACAAAAGCTGATAATAATAATGACATGAGAATCAAAGGGAGGGCTGTTAGTGGTAGCCATAAAACTCCCGTCGATCTGTGCCATTATAAAAAAGGGAAAGATCATCACGCATACAAATACCCTGATGAATTAATAACTAATATCCGTCGTTGCCGAATATCAGGGGAATCTTTTGGAAGTTTATCTCGGAGGTTAGGAATAAGTATCTCTTATATTTTCAGAATATGTAATGGAACAGCGAGGAGAAATGTATAAGGGACGGGGACTTTGTGCCCCGTTCCCTTAGTAAGCTTTATTTTGGAGGAAAAGCATCAGTTGCCGATATAGTATGGAAATCTTTAGGCCAACCGAAACATTACATTGAACCCTTCTTTGGATCAGGTGCGGTTCTATTAGCCCGCCCTGATTATGACCCAACAAAGTACGTTGAAACAATTAACGACAAAGACGGATTCGTATCTAATGTTTGGAGATCATTACAGGCGAACCCCGACGAGGTTGCTAAGTGGTGTGACTGGCCTGTGAATCACGCCGATCTGTCCGCCCGTAAAATGAGACTTATAGAAAACGAAGGGAGGCTATTAGAGAACCTGATCGCCGATGAAACTTGGTACGATGCTAAAATGGCCGGGTACTGGATATGGGCGGCGTGCTGCTGGATAGGTTCAGGGATGAACTCCATAGGCCAAAGACCCGAAATAGGGACTTCCGGTAAGGGTGTGCATAGTATAGGCCAAAGACTCCATGTTAGTAGTGATAATACTGACGTTCAGGGCATCTACAATGAAAATATTTATAAGTGGTTCCGACAATTAAGCGAACGGCTCCGGTATGTCAGGGTTGTTTGTGGAGACTGGAAAAGAGTTTGTGGTGGTGACTGGCAAGACGGTTTTGGTGATGTCGGAATATTTTTTGACCCGCCGTATGCAGTTGAGGATAGGGCTAAATTATATCACTGTGAAGATAAGATATTTGTAGCCAATGAAGTTCGACAATGGTGTATTGAACGAGGCTCAAAACCAACCTACCGGATTGTTCTGGCTGGGTATGAAGAACACAACGAACTGGCTGATAACGGATGGACTGTCCATCACTGGAAAACCAGTGGCGGGTATGGAAATGTTGCCCGAAACAACGGCAATTCGAGGGGTAAAGATAACCGACATCGGGAAGTGCTGTGGTTTTCGCCACACTGTCAGCATATAACCAATGAAATAGATTTGTTTGGTGGTAAATAAGATGACAAAAACACCCCTATTTAATCCTCCCGTCCGCTATCGCTTTTATCAGGTTTTCGGGAACGGGTTGTATTGTCCCCGGTTTGACCAAAACAGCACCGTCCCCCTGGCATTGCTGGCACAACCAATATCCAGACGGGGTTTTAATGAATCTTGCGCCTTTACAAAGCCCGCATGTTTGCCATTCATAAATTGAATCTTTCATAATTCTTGATCTCCGAGTTAATGATTATATTCATTATGTCGGCAAATAAAATTTAAACTTTAGCTATTAATTAAAAAAAAGAGGGGAACACTAAATTGCTCCCCTCTTTATGCTTATAAAGACTGCTTAATATATTGATTACATGCGTCAGCGAACTTTTCCGGGTTAAGATGAACATAACATCGAATTATGATTTGTGGTTTTACGTAAGCAACTTTCGCCTTAGCTGTTTGGTCAGCTTTTTTACTTTTGTTTTTCCATTTTCCCCAATTATTGCGATTATAGCAACTGCGACATAATCCCTTGATTATGAACTCGCAGTATTGTTGTCCGCAGTTCTGGCATGTTCTATTTTCAATTTTTCTCACAATTATTATTCTCCAGTTGAGTTTTTTCTTTTTGCATACCATTCCCGGAAGGCTTCGTCCGGCGGTTTTTCTGTAAACAGGATTACAAACAACAAAATAACACAACCGAGAGCAACCACACCCTCAATTGAGTAGGTCATAAAATAAACAAACTCATTCATGGGATTGCCTCTTGTCTTCCTTTGCCAACTTTTCAGTCCACTGGTCGTCCTTATTCATCTCAGTATCAATGAAAGCCCTGAGCCACTCGGACAGTGATGTGCAAAATCGTGCCCGCCACTTCACGTAGTCAAGTTGCTCTGGGGTCAGCCCCACATATACAGGGGCTTCAAATCGTTTTACTTTTGGCATTCTTTTACTCCTTTTTAATTATTTTCTATTTCAGATTCCCATGCCTCCGAGAATAATTTATCAGAAAAGGCATCCGCTAATCCACTTATTTGTTTAAGTCTCAATATTTCGTCCTCCTCCATCCCAAGCTCCTTTCCTATTTTTTTATCGCTCCAATTCCTACGGCTCAGCTCAAGCACAATTTCACTCATAGATTGTATCTGATGTTTACCCCGTGCACGATTATGACGAATAGTAGCGGCAATACGATCACTACGACCATTTCTGTTATTATTAATAATTGATACTGGTAATAGATTATAAATTCTCTGTCCAATGTCGTGGCACTCAACGCCTACTTTATTGCGATGGAATCCATCAACAACAATATAATTATCAATTGACACGTCCTTATAAACAACAATTGGTTGTGTGTACCCATCTTCTCTGATACTATGCTCTAATAATTTCATTTCTGGAGGTGCAACAGTATTGGGGTTATAATCGTTTGCCTCTACACGCGAAGCATTAACCCATATAATACAATCTACGGGTTCATTTTTTAATGGACTAATGTTATGCAGATCAATCTTAATATTATTGATAACTTCAATTCTTTCTTTCTCTGGTAACAACAGAAGATCATTGCAAAGACAACTTACTTTATCAGCTATATTCATATCCAATATTTCTTTCCCCATTGGGTTTTTCTCCTCTTCATAATATTCAAATAATTTTCATATTTCCCACTTTTGTGCTGACTAAAGGATAACCCCTTACACCAATAATCATTTCTTAATAATGATTTGCATACACGTCTCCATGATGGTACTTTTTTAGACGATTCATCTGCTAAATTGCTTTCGTCTGGTATCCCATTGGGGAAGCCCCTATCTTCCCACCATTTTAGAAATACCGCTATTTTATTTTTATAATGTTCTTGTGTTTTTGGGGGCATACTATCTACCAACATCTTTGCAAAACTCTTCCACGTATGGCCTTTGGGTTTAGTTATTTTATTATAACCTGTTATGTTTCCAGTTTCTCTAACATATAAAGCCCCAGAGTTAGCCCCATTGACGCGAGCCACTATTTTAGCCCACGTTTCGGGTTCAATTAAATGAAATAACCACAACCCCCGTCTTTGATCATCACCGTATGGTTGGCAAATTCTCATTTGGCTTAAGGTAAGTCCCGCCTGATGCATGTAATCATATAATTGATTGTGGGGCTTTTCTGTTTGTCCATGATATATCCAAATATCTTCAACCTTCCAATCATAAATAGGGTAGATATTAAAAAGTGTTTCACCACACCATGTTGTCCATTGCTTATTATCCATCATTTGTTTCTTGGTGGACGATATTGTCCTCCACCTATTCAAGCTTTCGTCAGTACGAATACCAACAAAACAGCCGCAGCTTTTCTTTTCAGAATACCACTGGCCAAAAGCTGGCACAAAATCTTCAAACTCCATTGAATATTTATAAAAGGGAAAATAACTTTGATCTGTTATAGCGATAGGTGGTGGAGTCCTAACCCAATCAATCTCTCTACCTGGTTCCCAACATACCCATTGAGGCTCATACATACTTACGGCGTTGCGCATATTCAAGGGCAAACATACCCAGTATAGATCAATATAGTCTATATACATATCTAAGGAATTATGAATATGATTTATTGTAATTTTATATTGACCTTCGAGGTCAACAAAAAGAACCCCGACTTTTCTGTTTCGCTTAATAGCTTCATCCATAACCATGTGCAACATGACTGTACTATCTTTCCCCCCAGAGAAAGACACATATAATTTTTCAAACATATCAAATGACCAAGCTATTCGTTCCTTGGCCGCATCATAAACTGTCATACCGAGTAAACGTTTAGCCATTGGAGCATTTCCTCAAAATTTATAGCCCTTACTATGTGACCATTTATAATTTGACAATAATAATCGTCAAATCTTTTCCACGCTATGGGAGCCTTAACATGATAGATAATTCCCTCCTTTAAAAAATAAAACCTAAACACCCCCCTGCTCCCTACAGAATTAGCATTGGAATAATCAGTATTTCCATTTAGTAATATTTCTTCAAGCCCGGAGTCACTAATACTGTTAACAATCCAAACACCAGCAGGACACATGCCCTGCCGGTGATTCCCTATTATTTCTATCTTTAGGGGGTAAATCATTTCTTACCCATCAGTTGCCGGGAAGCCAATTGGTATTCCTCTCGCTGTTGCCTGGGGCTTAATAATTTATAAAAAATACTGGAGGCTAAAAATACATCGCCAAACGATACTTTATTGCGTCCCGTCATATCTGTGATTAAGTCCTTGCTTGACTTATTGTAGAGAGCCAGGGTATGGTAGATAGTTAGGGGAGTATGCCCTATTTTTTCCATGGCGACCGAAATAGTTTCACCACCATGTTTTTTGCAAAATTCATTTAAAAATTGTTGGTCGAAAATTGCAACAAATTTGGTTGCTTGAGCTTGCTCTTCTGCCGACGGTTCGGTAAAATTTTCTTTTTGATCTTTCATTTTTCTTCTCCTTGTTTGTTTGTTTGTTGCCTCAATATAATATATTATCGGACGTTGTCAAGTATAATCTTATATTATTTTGTATATTTATTGGGTATATATTGGGTAGTTATTGGGTATCTTTGAGAATTCTCCCTGATTCGATGGCTTTAATTAGATTCTCAGGGCTGTGCAGATCACACAACCCCCCGGTCTAATTAATGCGGGTTATTTCTGATCTGCATACCATTTATCATTGTCAATCTGTTCGTCTTCGTGAGCGGCGTCCCGTTGCTTCCGAGCCTGGTAGAGACTCCATCCTACACTTATTTTTATTGGCTCTTATTTTTACCTATTTTGGCCATCTATCCCAATTTGCGATTGCCAATGCACTAAAATTGTGCAATCCAATTACTAAGCAATTTCGTTCCCGTGCACAAAAATTGTGCAAAGGCTGTAAAAAGGAAGTTTCTTATGACTGATAACCCAACCAAGAAAGATCGCATAAGGCCAATCAAAACCTGTCCCGGAGATACCCGTCCGGGTGGTGTTGTCTCGGAATCAATGTTTCAGGATTGGGAGGCTGGGCTTAGCAAAACCGAGATAGCTAAACTTCACGGAATCAATAACCATACGGTTGGCAGGATGGCGAAACGGGATAAATGGGGTAAGCGAAAAAACATAATTGCCCAAAGAGTACAGACCAAAAACAATAATCGAATCGTCCGCAAGAAGGTCACAAACGCAAAACTGATTGAGGATGTCCGGGATAAGACGATTAAGCGATTCTTTGAGGACGATACCCAGATTCCATCCACGACAGACGTTGTCAGGGTTATTGAACTTTGTAATTCAATGGGGGTGGGGACTGAGGCCGGATCGACTGATGTGGCTCACGGAAACCCGCAGGCCTTAGCTAAGGCTCTTGAGGTAATTAAGGAGTTTTCTGGTAGTGCGCTGGGGTTGCTCGGCGACTGGATCGTGAATAATTACAAAACCCCAGAGGAATTATTGAGTAATGGAAAATAAAGAGGTCGTCCGGGGATTGGATTTGATGGAAAAATTCATAAGCGGCGCGCCACTCATGGAATGTCAGATTGTGATCATTTCCCTGTCATTAGATGAGATCAGGAAGATATTATTGGAACGATTAGATAATGAAAAAAAATGAAGAGCCAGTAAAAAATACTGATCGTCCCGTTAAACGCAAAAAGGGCAGGCCGATGAAGCGTAGGCCGGTCAAAAAAACACCAAAGAAATCTAATCTCCAAATCAAGCGAGAAACCACCCATAGAATATATGATCCAATATTTGAGAAACTGTCGTTTGACTACGTGATGCTTCGCTTGGCGGTGCTGTTAGTCCCGTTCGCAGTCGGAAGAAAAGCCCTTGCCCGTCAATCAATCATGTTTTTTGCCTGGTATTATCTTAATATTAAATTAACCGTCCACCAGTGTCGCTGGTTCAGGATGATGATCAAAAAGGATCGATTCCTGACTATTGCTCCCCGTGGCCACGGGAAGTCTGAATTAGTCTCTTATATTTTGCCGTTCTGGTTAATTGTTAATAATCGCAATGTCCGCATATTGATTTTAACCCTCTCGAAAGATCTTGCTTGTAAGCATGTGATCAGAATAAAAGATCAGTTGGAATCACGGAATACCAAAGTTATTCGGGATTATGGCGATTTCTATCATATTAAGCGAGTTGCCATGTGGCGTCAGGATTCCTTCGCTGTCATCAGGACGATAGATGTGAAAGACCCAACGCTGGAAGGCGCCGGGATCGACAGTAAGATTACCGGATCTCATTTTGATTATATTATTTGCGACGACTTGATTGATGATGATTGTATTAATTCAGCGACTATAATGAAGGGGACTGAGGATAAATTCAAGGGTACGATAACACCACTTATTGAGGATAAAGATGGTCATATCGGTAAAATATGGGCAATTGGAACCCGCAAGCATTTTGATGATATCTATAACTGGATGCTGGAAAATCCCGTCTATGATCATGTAGTTGAACCGGCAATTATTCGATGGCCAAGAGACTATACTATCCAAAAGCTTGATAGCCCAATTGAACTTCCAGACGGAAATCTACAGCATTTTATAGTTACTCTTTCAGAGGAAGATCCCGGTAAAGTATTGTGGCCTGAAAAATTTACAATGGAACGGTTGCTGCTGATTCGCTATGAGTTAGGCTCGATCATGTTTGCACGGGAATATCAGGGGGAACCGCAGGACGACGAAACAGCCCTGTTTAAACATGGCTGGCTTGAAGCCTGTCGGACAAAATCAAAATCATATATTCTCGGTGATCTACCTGAGTCTATTCGCAGAGACTACCAATTGATTATGACGGGAGCCGACCTATCCCTTGTAACCGACAAGAGGACGGCAGAGAAGGGCGACACCGATTACATGGTGCAAGTGGCTTTAGGTTTGAGAAGATTTGAAGTTGGTTCGGATTATTATGACGGCTACACCCGGGATCTGCTCGCTATTGATCGTGACAGGGGATTGTCCCCCTCGGATAAAGAAGGCAGAGTTAAAACATTCTACAATAGGATTCAACCATATAGGGCAGCCATCGAAGATAATGCCTTTGCCACAATCCATATTCATAATCTTTTAAAAAATGATAAGCTGAATATTTTAAAACACCACACCGGCAAAACCAACAAGAATAACTCAGGGGAGGGAATTCCGCATTTGTCGGCAATTATAGAGAACGGTCATTTGCGATTGCCGGACGCTACGGAATATGATAAAAAGCTTACTCAGACCTTGATTGACGAACTACATGCTTATCCATTTGGAAAGCATGATGATCAGGTCTTGGCTCTCTGGATAGCGGAAAGTGCAATATTAAGATGGATGCGAGCTCAGGCCAGAATAAGAAAAATGAAATACAAATATCAAAATAATAAGTCGGAGGTTGTTTAAACCAATTATGGGCGAAAATAATATATCAGACAGTAATGTGGTTGACAAGAAAACCACAACAATTACCGACGCCGGGAAGAAATGGAATGTCCAATTGACATATTTGAATGAATCCATTTCAAAGTCTATTGGCGGAACCGAGTCTAAAGTAATGGACCCCTGGAACGAACAATATAATGCTATGGGTTCGGAGAAAATATTACCGCCTCCATTTAATCAGTCCGTTATGATGCTTGCCCAAACAAGGGATATATCCCCGCCTCTGTCAAGATTGATTGAGGCAATGGTGACTAACATCACAAAATTTGGTTACGAATTCAAACCTCACGAATGGGTCGAAAATCCCGAAAGTAGCGAAGTTCAAAAAGAGAAAGACAGTATTAGTAAATTATTTCAATATCCCAACTCAGATATACAGTCATTTATTGAATTAAGATCTGCGATTGAGCAGGATTATGAAGAGGTCGGTTATGCCGGGATGGAAATTGTTGAGAATTCAAAAAATGAAATCGCCGAATTATATTATCTACCCGCTCCGACTTTCAGGCTTACAATCAGAGATACTATCTTCACACCATTCCAGCAAAACATACTGGCGGGCAAAGGTGATATTGAAATAATTGATCGGAAAAAAAGATTCAGGCGCATTGTCCAGATTGATGAAGCGGAGCAAAAGGTATTCTTCCGGGAATGGGGAGATCCCCGTGATGTGGACTATCAAACCGGTAATATCCGTGGTGACAAGGCGGGGATTGAATCGGCCAACGAGGTTATTATGTTTAAACAACAACGGTCTTGGACACCCTATGGCATACCACGCTATTATTCTTCACTGCTGGACATCGTTGGGGCTGCTAAGGCGGCCTACGTCAATTATCTTTTCTTTGACAATAAAACTATCCCGCCAATTATAATCACGATCTCAGGCGGAACCGTACCCGAAAAGGTAATGAAACAATTACAGCAGCTTTATAGATCCGAAATAAAGGGAATGGATAATTTCCATAACGCCCTGATCATCGAAGCGGAACCACAGGCTTTGGGTGAAGTGGAGGGTGAAAAGTTTGCCAATACTAAAATTGATATCAAGCCATTGACACAGTTCATTCAGTCGGATGCTAATTTCCTCGGATACCAAAATCATATAATGAATAATCTCGAAGCGGCTTTCCGCTTACCTGGTATTTATTCCGGGCGGGAAGGTTCTTATAACCGAGCCACGGCCTTTGTTGCCGCACGACTGGCTGAGCAACAGGTCTTCGCGCCTCGCCGGGAAAGCTTTGACTGGACAATTAATAACACAATATTATCTCGGATGAAAGTTAAATATTGGGGATTCCATTCAAAAGGGGCAAACACTTCCGACATCATCGAAACCATAAAAGGCATATCCACAATAAAGGAAGCCATGTTTGTCGGCGATTTAATTGAATTGTCGAGAACGGCTCAAGGCCGACCCATTGACAATATTCCACCGGAACTTTATGAGATAACGCTTGCTGAACATAATAGGGGAGGTATCCCGAATGTCAATGATCTCAATGTCGAGGCAGACGAATTTGAGAAGGTGGTCAATAAGGCGATTGGTTTAGGGGAGAGACTTGAGAAGAAATATTTAGAAGGGATGTAAAATCTTATGGCTGACGCAAGATTTGAACTGCATAAATTTACCGGGTCAGGAGCCGGCATAGACAATACCACGAATAAGGTTTTTGCTTTTTTAAATGTCGATGAACATCAGGAAGATCCGGGTTATTCTACAATCCCGCAGCCGACATTATCGGGACAACATACCTACTCATTTGAGCAGTACCTGAAATTTATAGCGATTACAATGCCTGATAATTATGTGACTGACTTTAAGGTTTGGGGATCGGCCAGCCATCCAGACTACCCGAATAATAAAGCAACCGTAATGTTTGGAACCGCAGTTAGCGGAGCGACCCCGGTAAATACCGCCTCGTCAGTGGCAACGGTTGATCAGCATGCCAATTATAATGATTCGTCTAATGGGTTGGCTATCCAGACGACCGATATTGTGCCGAGCGGTAATGATGAAACCGATTTTTGGGTGACTCAGTTAAAGATTGATTTTGGAATTGAATCGGGGGGTTTACCTCCGATGATATTTCATTTCTCTTATATCGAAGGCTAAAAAAAAGGGAACGGCATGTTAAAACCTTGGGATGAAATTTACTCCTGTTATGTTATGACCGACAAGGGGAAATGGTATATTATGAGCAATTGCAGGGAATGGGATGCAAGACTTGGAATACCTCTGCATATTAAATTAATGGCGAAAGCTCCAATCGAAAACGGAAGATTATCGGAATTCCAGGTTCCAATTCCCAAGGGTGCTATGCCTCTATATCAGAGACAATGCAGTGGGGATACGCATCAGGGGGTAACCAAAAGAGACCACCTGATTGGCTTCATAATCGATAAAACCGCTTACGAATTTATAATCCCGGAAAAAGGTAAAGAGGTTGGGTTTCGTGCCAGAAAACTCAAAAAGTAAACGGATCAAGAGTCCGTATATCTGGATCGTACAGGATATTGATGGCCATAAATTTACCCGTGAACATTTGACCGATCCATTGTCGGAAGTTATTCATTATGAGGATATGGAATATTTGATTTATCACTGCATAACAGGCAGGTATCCCGATTATAAATTTAAAATAACAGAAGGCATGCAGCCCGTTTT